CGTTCGCGGGAGTCGGAACGCAGGCGAATTGTTCGGCGTGTGGGATCCCTATGCCTCAGTCCCAGCGTCGGAATTTTTGCTCAACGGAATGCGGTCTTCGATATCACCGACAGGCAGACCGCGATCGGCGTCGTGCAGAGCGTCTTGGTCGCACCGCTGACCTCCTCTATCGTCAGCGGATTTTCGATCGAGATGGATGGGTATGTGGTATCTGCCGCACGTCCGTAGATCCAGCGCTTCCGGCCAAACACGACTACAGCGCGACGCTCGATCACATCATTCCGCTCGCCCGTGGCGGCGACCACGTCGACTCGAACGTTCAGCTCGCCCACTGGATCTGCAATCGACATAAGGGCGCCGGAGTGCGAGCCGCGTGATCGCCGACCTCGCCCCGAGCCGCAGGATCGTCGGCAAAGCCAGGCCGCGACTAGCCCCGCCGACGCCGGCGCGCTCCGATCTGGCTGGGCTGAAGAAGGTCGCTGCCGAGATCGGGATCGAGTTCATGCCGTGGCAGGAGACGGTCGCCCGTTACCTGGAGGCGCAGGCGGCCGACGGGCGCCACCTTTACCGGGAAGTGGCGATCATCGTCGCCCGTCAGAACGGCAAGACGAAGATCATGGTGCCGCTGATCGTCAAACGCCTGCTCGAGGGCAAGCGGATCATGCACACCGCGCAGGATCGGAACCTGCCCCGCGAGGTCTTCGGGGTCGTGGCCGAGATCATGTGGGAGAAGCACGGCGAGCTCTTCCCGGCCAGAAACGGGCGGGCCACGAAACCTCGTTACGCCAACGGCCAGGAGGAGATCATCCTCAAGAACGGCGGCGTCTACAGCCTCGTCGCGCCGACCCGCGGCGGAGCCCGCGGACCGTCCCGCGATCTGGTCATCATCGACGAGCTGCGCGAGATGGATACGTGGGACTTCATCGCTGCTGCCAAGCCGACGCAGACGGCGTCGAAGGATCCCCAGATCGTCTATCTGTCCAACGCTGGCACTCATGACAGCGTCGTCCTCAACGCCCTCCGCGGTCGCCGCGAATCGGACCCGGCCCTCGCCTACTTGGAGTGGTCGGCCGCTCCCCGCCTCGATGCGGATGATCCGATGGGATGGGCGGCGTCCAATCCATCGATGGGCCACGAGCCGGCCGAGATGGGATCGATTCTCGAATACCTCCAGACCGAGTACCGAACGGCCCGGCTCGAGAACACGCTCTCCGTCTTCGAGATCGAGCACCTCTGCCGGTGGCAGCCGGACGCGAGGGAAGCCCTGACCAAACCGGGCTACTGGTCTGCGTGCGAGGCATCCGAAGTCGTCGAGCCCGGTCGGGCGTTCATGGCCGTGTCGATGGATCCAGCCGGCCAGCGGGCGAGTGCCGCACTGGCATGGAACCGACCCGACGAGAAGATCGGCCTGCGTCTTCTTTTCGACGTTACGGGCGACCCGATCAAGATCGATAAGCTCGGCCCGGACATGAGGGACATGGCCCGGAGTCTGAAAGTGCCGGTTGTCGGCTTCGATCCCCTTACTGACGCTGTGCTCGCCAAGTACTTCGCGAAGACCCAGAAGATCGTCGGCGCCGAGTATGCGAATGCTTCAGCCAACTTCGTCTCGGCCGTCGATTCGAAACGGATCCAGTGGGACCATGCCGCGGCGGTTGGAGACGACCTGACGTGGACCGCCCGCAAACAGCATGACGACTCGGGCTCGTTCCAGGCTGTCCGGGCCGAGGACGATCGCCCGATTCCTGCCGCCCTAGCGTCGATCCGGGCGGTCTGGCTTGCCTCCGCCCCGCGTCCTCGATCCGTCTACGACGAGCGCGGGATGGTGGAGGTCTAAGTGTGAAGACCCTGCCGCCGAATGACGTTACTGCCCTGCTCGCACTCGCTGGCCTCGGGATCGGCGTGATGCTCCTCGTCGGATCGTTCTTCGGTCTGGCCGCGGGGATGGGCGCCGCTCTCGTGGCAGTCTGCACGCTGGTCCTGATCTATCTCGTCCTGCCTGATCGGAGCGCGCCGTGAAGACCCTGATCCGTGGGACGAAGGCCATCGACCAGGTCGCGCAGAGCGACACCTACGGCTCGACCCGCTACCTGCCCCTGTACAACCTCCAGACGTGGACCGGCTATGGCATCTCGCCCGAGATGGCCCTGAATATCATCACGATCTACCAGTGCGTCAGGGTCCTTGCCGAGACGTTCGCGCAGCTTCCGCTCGTCATCTACCGACGGCGCGAAGGCGGCGGGGTGGACAAGGCGACCGATCACCACCTCTACCCGGTCCTCCACGACAAGCCAAACCCCGACATGACCTCGTTCGTCTGGCGCGAGCTGCTGCTGTCGCACGTCGCGACGTGGGGCAACTCGTATCACGAGATTGCCTTCTCTGACGTCGGGCGGATGGAGCTCTATCCGGTTCGACCAGATCGGGTCGAGACGCGCTGGGGATCCGATGGGCAGAAAGAACACTGGTATCTCCATCCGCTCGGCGGGAAGACGCTGTTCAAGCCGGGCTCGATCTTCCACGTCCAGGGAATGTCGTCGGACGGGCTGGTCGGCTTCAGCCCGATCACCGTCATGCGGAAGGCCCTTGCCCTGTACCAGTCGGCGGAACAGTTCGGGACGTCGCTGTTCGACAACAACGCCCGCCCGGCCACGGTCCTGATGCATCCGGCGGAGATGTCGCCGGGAGCCATCTCGCGGCTGGCGGGGCAGATGGAGGAACTGCGCGGAGCCCGCAACGCCGGCAAGACGGTGGTGCTCGAGGAGGGGCTGACGCTCCAGGAGGTCGGCATCCCGCCGGAGGATGCCCAGTTCATGCAAACGCGGCTCTTCCAGAAGCGCGAGATTGCCGCGGCCTACCGGATCCCGCCGCACAAGGTCGGCGATCTGGAGCGGGCGACGTTCTCCAACATCGAGCAGCAATCGCTGGAGTTCGTCCAAGACACGATGATGCCGTGGTTCGTCCGGGTCGAGCAGGAGATCAACACCCAGCTCATCGACGATCCCGACTACTACTGCGAGTTCCTCATCGACGGGCTGTTGCGGGCTGATGCGGTGGCTCGGGCCACCTCTCTCGCGACACGCTGGCAGCACGGCACGCTGAGCGCCGACGAATGGCGAGCCAAGGAGAACGAGAACCCCATCGAGGGCGATCTGGGCAAGCAGTACTACGTCCCGGTGAACTACGCCCCGATCAATCCGGTGGCAGGTGAGCAGGTCGTCGCCCCGGCCACCGTTCGTGAGACGGTCCAGGCCCCGATCCAGCCCGGTGGGGCACCCCAGCTCGTGGCCGTGAAGTCGATGGAGCGGTTCAACTGCCCAGACTGCGGGAAGCTCATCAACCGTCTCGCCGCTCCGGGGACCGTCGGGTTCTGCAAGTCCTGCAAGGCCGAGGTGACGTTCGAGGAGCCCGACCCGATGCGTGGGATCAAGTCCCTGAATGATCGGATGGACAGCCTCGAAGCCCGCCCGACACTGGAGCTCCGGCCGACGATCAACGTCGATGCCCGCCAGGAGCCCGCGGTCATCAATGTCGCGCCACCGAACATCGAGCCGGGGGCCGTGCAAGTCCATATCGCGGCGCAGGCACCGGCCAAACCACCAGTCGTGAACGTGATGATCCCGCCGCAACCCCTTGTCCGGAAGGTGCTCGATCACGCCGATGGAACGCAAACGACGATCACTGAGGTAGCTGTCTGATGGCCGCGAATCCCAAGTTCAGCAACCTGACCGTCAACGGCGAGGCGGACTTCATCGGTGTCGCGGCCGATTCCGGCTATCTCCGGATCTACGACGGCACGCAGCCGGCCACCGCCGACACGGCGATCGGGGCCCAGGTGCTCCTCGCCGAACTGCGGTTTGCCGCAGACGCCTTTCCCGCTGCGGTGGCCGGGCTGCTGACCGCGAATGCGATCGCCTCCGATGCCTCGGCTGACGCCACGGGCACCGCCTCATGGGCGCGCATCCTGAAAAGCGACGGTACGTCCGTCCTGTTCGATGGCTCGGTCGGCACCAGTTCGGCGAACGTCATCGTTGCCACGACCAGCATCGTTGCGGCGACCGTCGTCTCGTGCTCGAGCCTGACGCTCCAGGTGAGCAAGGGATGACTACCGCCCACTCAACCGTCGTCGTGGTGGCCGATGACGGCACGTCTCCGGTCGGGACGAACGAATGGAACGCCGATCACACGGGCATCGTCGACACGCAGTCTCAGCCGACGATCGACCAGACGATCCGAGCCTTCTACTCGGCGCGCATCGATGGGATGCCGCTGGTTATCCCGTCGGGGTTCATGGTCTCCATCGCCTCGGGCGGGCTGTTGGTGCTCGCTCCATGAGCCGTCTCCGTCTCGCCAAGGTCGCCGCCCCATCGAGCCCCCCGGCGTCGTCGCTCGAGGTCTATTACGACACGACGGGCGTCGGCACGCCTGCGGCCGTCGCTCTCCAGGCGATCGATGAGAGCGGCAACAAGGCGATGCTCGCCCACTTTGGCATCCTTGACTACCGGCTCATCTCGGTTCGCATCCTCACCACGTCCACGTCCTACGTCCCGACCGCCGGTTGTCGCGCCCTTTACGTCGAATGCATCGGCGGCGGCGGTCAGGGTGGTGGAGCTGCAACGAGTTCGACGCAGGTATCGGTCGGCTCCGGTGGTGGAGCGGGAGCCTATGCGGCGTCATGGCTCACCGGGGCAGCCGTGAAGAACCCAACGACCTATCAGGTCGGGGCGGGCGGTACGACCGGCGGAGCCGGAGCCGTCGGACAGGCCGGAACGGATACGA